AACAACAGCAAGAACCGCGACCGTATCTGAACACGTTATACGTGCAGATGTGACCGACCTTGCCGTTATGGGTAACGCTGACGACATCGCCGGTAATACCGGACAGATTCTTGGAAATGCAGTAGGTGCAAAATTAGATGCAGACCTTACCACATTAGGAAAGTCTTTTTCACAGACCGAATGTGGCGCAGGAACTCAATTAACACTTGATCACATCTTTGGTGGATTAAGACAGTTAAGAGCTGCAAACGCACCCGCACCTTATAACTTAGTTATGAGTGACAAAGGAATCTTTGGCGCAAAAGGTTTGCAAGGTTTACTTGTAGACGTTGCAGTTACCGGATCAAACTCAAAACCTGCTTCACTTCTTGGCGAACAAGGGCAAGAATTCTTGTCACGTGGATTCGTTACGTCACTCGGTGGCATCGATATTTATTTCTCGAATGAAATTGATGATGATGTTTCATCGGGCGGGGATACCGCTTCCTTTATGTTCTCAGCCGGTGCGATGGGATTAGCAGTTGGCCCTGAAGGTCTAATGCGTATTGAGACAGAAAGAAACGCTTCTTTCCGTTCTACTGAGTACGTTGCGACCGGTTTTTGGGGCGAAGTCGAAGTAAAAGACGCTTTTGGTGTAACTATACTTTCAGACGTTAGCTAAATAAAACAATGATACGGGGCGGTTTATCCGCCCCTATCTTGGGAAAGAAAAAGAAATGTATTTTAAAAAAGAATCAGGAATAATCTTCGAATACGACAAAGAACGTCACGATCTAAAATCTTTGAAAGAACGCTTTGTTGAATGCGATAAGGACGGAAAAGAGATTAAAAAGAAAAAAGATAAAAAGGCTAAATAATGGCTTTAGGAAGTAAAAGACATATAAATTCAGTATTGAAGGAATACTTCCTTGACGTAGCCGGGACAACCGATGCAATGTCATTCAATGACGCTATGAGGGCGGGATTGTCAGAATTAGGATACACCGGAAGTTTGATGCAAATGTTGAAGACTTGGGCGAATGATCTTGAAGGCCCGGGTGTTTCAAATCTTCCAATTTCTGTTGCATTGAAAAAAGCCGGTCAAAACTTAGTTGGCGAAGACATTCACGACGTAACCGAAGGATTGAAAGAGCTTGGCGAATACATAACCTTTGGCAGTATTTTGACAAAATTTGAAGAAGAAAAAAGAAAATTTGCATTTATTGATTAAACCGCACGGAATAGCCGTGCAACTTATCTTATGGAAAGGAGATAAAAAATGGCAGCATTAGGCTCACAAAGTATAGCAAGTTCATTTGAACAACTTTTACACGTTGACGCGGATGGCGGAGGAAACGGCACAACACACGTTTCAGTAAAAGACGGCGACAACGGAACAACATTCGGATTTACAATAGCAACCGATGCGTTAATGATGACCGGAACAAATCGTTTAGAATTTGGGGATAACGGAACATATATACATCAAAGCGCGGATGGTGTGCTTGATTTAGTATCCGACACAGAATTAGAATTAAACGCAACCACGATTGATATAAATGGCGCGGTTGATATATCAGGCGATACCGCTTCAGCCGGTAATCTTACACTAACAAAGGGCGACGCATCAAATACATTAATATTTAATGCCAATCTTTCTTCGGCTGCTGATAATATCGCTTTTTTAAAAGGGAATTGGAACAATACAACAGTTTCACAAATAACTTTATTTACTGGGCCGTCCACTTCACCAAAAGACGATGGCGGGATTGCTTTTGCAACAAAAACAACAACTCAAAGTTTAGCCGAAAGAATGCGGATTGATACAGTTGGAAACATAGGTATCGGCGACACCGATCCAAGCGAAGCAAAGTTATCTATTGACAACGTTCAAAGTGGCGATGTTGGAATTAAAATAAATCAGACTCAATCTGAAGCTTCTATTGAATTAACCGGAAATGGAAGTATTAAATTTCCGGGAACACAAGGAGCGAGTTCAGATGCAAATAGTCTTGATGATTACGAAGAAGGGACATACACGATTACAGCTTCAATGTCAAGTGGTAGCATTACTTTCGTTTCAAGTAAAAACGAAGCTCATTATGTGAAAATAGGAAGAAAAGTCTTTGTTTCCGGTGAAGTTGGCGTTAGTTCAGTAAGTAGTCCTTCCGGAACTCTGTTTTTAAACTTGCCTTTTACGGTTGGGGATTTTACTGATCTATCAGAAAGATTTATTGGCCCGTTTTCAATACAAAATTGTAATTTTGATGACGCTGTAAATTCGCTTCACATATCTTCTTATGCTAGTCAAAACACGGCTTCAATACAAATGACAACCGATAATTCCGGGTGGTCATATCTAAACGCTAACACAATAACGACCTCAACCGAATTTAGTTTTTCATTTTGTTATAGTGTGTAAATTGATTTAGTTAAAAAAAATTCAAGCTTAATTGGATAATTAAGATGGAAAGAATAAAAAATAAAGGATAATAAAATGGCATTAGAAAAACAAATAACTTATGATTATGAAATAAGAAGTGCTTACAAACATATCAACGAAAGAACAAGAACGGCAATAATTGAAGATGGAAAAGAACTTTCTTATTCATATAAGCGAAGGGTTTTAACTCCGGATATGGATGTTTCTTCAGAATCAAATGAAATACAAGGAATGGCATCTTCACTTTGGACAGATGAAGTAAAACAAGCTTGGCAAGAAAAATTAGAAGCTGATTCCGAGTAAAATAATAGGGAGGCAAAATGCAAAAAGAACGACTTGTAGAACTAAAGAAGCAAAGACAAACCTTGACAACTAATTTAAATGAATTGAATTATTTAATTGAAGGTTATGAAAAAGCTTTAGAAGCACAAGAAAAGAAAAATAAAAAAGATGACAAAGCCGGAAACTGAACAATATCGAACCGATATAGTTGAAAGATTGGCAAGGATAGAATCAACACTTGAAGCAGTACACAAAGAAGCAACGGATACAAAACTTGAGATTCAAATGCAGAATGGACGCGTTAGAGCTTTAGAAAATAAAATGTCAGCGATTCAAGGTATCGGATCGGTATTGTCGGTTATCTTTGGCGGATTCATCGCATATTTATTCAAAGGAGAATAAAATGTTAGATTGGTTCAATTGGACAAATTTCTTTTATTTGATGGGGTTGGTTGTAGCCGGTGGCGCAACAATGGTAGGTTTAAAATACAAGAAACTTGTTGACGAATTAAAAGAAGTTTTCAAAGCATTACAAGAAGCGTATGAAGATGACGGCAAACTTGACAGCGAAGAACGCAAACAGATAATGAAAGAGATTTTAGACGTTATGGGCGCACTTTTAAAGATAGCTTGGAAAAGATGACATTTGATGAAATAATAGATCACGTCTTGGAATCTGAAGGCGGTTATGTGAATGACAAAGACGACGCGGGTGGCGAAACAAATCTTGGCATATCTAAAAAAGCATATCCGGATTTAGATATTAAGAATCTTTCTGTTGACCAAGCTAAACAAATCTATTACGAAGATTATTGGGTTCCGTCAAAAGCTGAACAGCTTCCAAATCAATTACGCGAAGTTTACTTTGATATGGTTGTCAACTTTGGAAGGCGGGGAGCTGCGAAAGTCTTGCAACAAGCTTGTAATGGGAAAAACACTTACAAGATAAAAGAAGATGGATTAGTTGGCTCGGCTACGATCGGAGCTTGTAAAAACCTTGAGCCGGACAGATTGAGAGCTTATCGCGTTTTAAAGTTTGCAAAGATAGTTATCCGCAAACCTTCACAAGAAAAGTTTTGGTTTGGTTGGTTTCGTAGGGCGGTCAAAGTATGAACCTTGATGATAACATTCGCATAATAAAACAAAAGGCCGGGAAGATAGATATAAACGCCTTAAATGATGAACCTAAAAGACATTACATCGACATTGTTGAACTGTTAGCATTGATAAACGATTTGGAAATCCCTGTCAAAATAAATATGGAAGAAAAAAATAGGATTACATATTATGAGTAGTTATGAAGCAGTTTACGCGAATTCAACAACGGATTTGCAATATATAGAACCAAATATAAATAATTATAATATGCGCCGTGTATTGCAAAGCGATTGGCAATCCTCCGGAACAACTGATTTGTATTATCTTTATTCTTCCGGTCACGTGACACAACTATTTAAAGATGGCGAAGAATTAACAAGCGTAACCGATACACCAAACTCAAACAAAGAATACAACTATAATTCATCAACCGGATTGCTAAGTTTGTTTTTGACCAACTCGTCAACATCGTTATTGAATAGCTCGGTCATTGAAGGCGGTCGCGATTGGGAAGATCTAAAACTTGAAGCAGTAAAAAAAGCTTCTGATATGGTTCGAAATGTTTTACCTTTTCCAATATATCCACGTAAAGGCGTTGGTATGGAATCAGCAACGGGAAATAACTTTCCTGAAATAATAGTAAGAAGTACATCAATTATTGCTGTTTCTGATCTTGTTCGTCCATTTGACTTTGAAAAATCAGAAGAAATATTAAATAAAGCAATGAATCCTGATGGAACCGGATTTTTGGATATGTTAAGAAAAGGCGAAATCGCTTTATATCAAGATGAGGGAATGGCGAAACACGATGGTATTCTTCGCGAGATATCAATTAATGCAAGTTCAACCGGTTCAATCATTGATGTCAAAGGAACGCCAAGCGTTGATTGGGATGTTGTAAAAATTATAATAACAACCGCCGGGACATTTGCAACGGGTTCGGCTTCTTCTGTTAAATATTCAACATTTGTTTCTGATGATACCGGATTGAAAACATCGATTGTAAAAGATGCCGAGATTATAGACGGATCATTTCAAGACATAGGACGAGGAATGGCGGTCAGGTTTTCGCCTGGCGTGTATACTATTAATGATGAGTGGGAAATTGAAATCTCAGGCGTTTTAGATTCACGAACTATGGCAGTCAAACACGCTAAAGCGGAACGCATTTAATGGCAACGTTACAATCTCCACTTTTTGCGGAAAATAATAATTTATTTTCTGAAGAATCAAACACGTTTAATTATGGAACAAGCGATTCCGATTCTTTTCAAAACACCTTTTTTGAAAATGTAATGGTATCATTAGAGGATTTAATGCGAAATGAATTTAATATACCGGTTATTGATGAACATCGCGGAAATCAATCGTTTGTTCTTGATCCGGGAGAAGATACATTAATTGAACATTTTGCAAGTGGTCAATCGCGTTCATATGTTGTAAATATTGTATATACATTGATTCGCGGAGGAGGATTCAAAAGAATAAAAGAAAATTTAATTTCAACGGCTGAAAACGTAAAAAGATTAATTCATAACAACGCACATTATTCGCCGTCAGGTGTTTATAAATACCACGATGGACGTATTGAATCGATTGAATATGAACAAGACGAAGAAAATCTTGACATCTTTCGCGCTAATATGTCGTTTAATTGTACCGTTACGGAGGTCTATGTATGAAGTATATTATTGGAAAAAATATAAACTCTTTCAATTCAATCAATGATTATCACGGACTTGGAAAACAAGTTGCAAAAGCATTGGCAGAAGGAAAAGAAGTTGACATCAAGAATCCGCCCAAAGAATTATTGGATGGTGGATACATTATAAAAAAAACAAAAAGGGATAAATAATGGCAGTTTTAGATAAAACAGTATATTCCGGAAAACAATTTGAATCGTTCTTTTCAATTCAAACGGGCAATCTTGGCGCGAATAGTGTATCCGGAACATTGTTTAAATTAAGAACACCCGAAGTTAATGATATTGATTTTGCAGAGGGTTCACAAAGAGCAGAAATAGAACGATCAGGACAAAGAATATTAAGACCGGACGACCATATCGTTGTCAATAAAGGCGGAACATATACTTTTACTTTTAGCGATTACGCAGTTGAAAACGAAACCGTTCTTCAAATGTTGCTTCAATTAGTGTCGGAAGATGATTCGCCAAGCGTTACAACAACTATGACCGGCAACCAAGCAACGGTTGCATACGAGGAAGGCGCATCAACCGGCGAATATGCTTGCGTTGTTGTTTCATCGCCTGACGCTGACGAAGATCGTTTGATGCACTCGTCCATTCTACAAGAGTTGACACTATCAATGAACCCAACCGTTAACGGCGGAAGACTTACCGCTTCAGGTGTTTTCTTTAGTGGATATCAACCGGTAATAGGAACCGAAGGAACATCCGCGAACGCAACCGCAGTAGATTTCACAAAAGGATTTTTCGATTGCACAACGATGTCAATTGGAAGCGATGACGTTGTTTTAAATAACTTTGAAATGACCATATCAAATCCGGCTCAAAGAGTAGGATTTTCAACTGTCAATTCAATTAGTCACGAACCTTCCGCTTATATGCGAGGTGGTCAAATTAACGTAACGGGTACAGTAAGCGCAAAACTTGATAACAATGTAATTGATACAATCGCAGATTTTAGAGCGGGAACTTCCGTAAATATTAGTATTGGCGACGGATCAACAATTGACTTTGATATTCCAACCGCTAAATATACCGGATACACCCACACGAATACGGATGCGGGAGTCTTTATTGACTTGCCATTCAAAGCGATGGCGGACGGTTCAAACGCATTGTTTACTATCACTACAACATAATAAAAACGGGAGCGCAAAAAATGACAATTAAAGTCGATGGAAAAGAATACATAATAAACGAATGCACATACGCAGAAAGAAGGGAATTGCATAAATTGAACGCAATGACTTGGTGGGAAGGCAAGATGGATGTTGACGCATATTACGCAGTTCTTGAGCGTGTGGGCGAAATAGCCGGATTAGGCGAAGTAGAATTTCAAGGAATGGAAATGCCTGATATTGACAAAGTTCTTCAAGCGGTATTTCTTGAATACTTAGGGATTGATCCGGCAAAAAAGGATTCCGGGGGTTAAGCCTTGCGGTTTGGTGCAGTTTTTTCGGTACTCCAAAACCGCCTAGATCATATAGTCGCCTCCCCTATACTGTGGCGAAACTCCCGGTTACTTATAAACACAACGCGGTAAGGATAAACACGATCGATGACATATGGAATATTATTGACAAAGTTTGTGAACCTAGTGAACATTACACCGATGGTCAAATTTTGTACTATACCGTTCCATTCTTTGCAGATTGTTCTTATTTGCTTGAATCTTGGCACTATGATATGATAAACGAATATAATTACATCAAACGATTCAACATATCGCTTGGCAAACTTGATGATATTTCAGCGCATCGATTAGATTGTTTTACAATAATTGACAATGAAATGACTGCTTGTATGGAAGAAAAAGGAAAGAAAGAAAATGGCGATTAAAGACCTATTGTTAAAACTCCGATTAGTTGGAGCAAAGAAAACAAAAGACGATTTAAAAGGCGTTGAAGGTGGTATTGCAAAAATGGGAAAAGCTGCGGCCAAAGCCGGTGCAGTATTCTTCGCAGCTAAAGGAATCGTATCAGGACTTTCAAGCGTTATCGAGTTAGCAGCGCAACAAGAACTAGCAGAAAAACAACTTTCGACCGCACTTGGGAGAACTTCAAAAAATCTTTTGGAACAAGCTTCAGCATTGCAAAAGGTCACAACTTTTGGCGATGAAGTTATCATATCGCAACAAGCTTTTCTTGCGTCTTTAAAATTTAACGAAGAACAAATAAAAAGCATTATATCGGCTTCTGTTGACCTTTCCGCAGCTACCGGGATATCTTTAGAGTCAGCCGTTAGAAATACAGCAAAAACTTTTAGTGGATTAAGTGGAGAGCTTGGCGAATTAATACCACAATTAAGAGATTTGACAGCCGAAGAAATGAAAGCGGGAGAAGCTGTCAAGGTAATTGCAGATTTATTTGGAGGACAAGCGAAGGAAACAACCAATACTTTAGCGGGTTCGATTGAACAAATGAAAAATCAATTTGGTGATTTAGGCGAAGAACTTGGATTTATTTTAAAACCGGCGGTTATTTCTGTAACAAATAGTTTATCAGGGATGGCAAGTATGGCAGTTAGTGCAATACAAAAAACACGATCAGCTATGGTATCAGCAAGAAGGTCAATAAGTGATCTTATAAAAGGAGAAGATACAAGAACTTTAGAAGATTTTGGACTTCAAGCAAATACAAGAAATGTAGAATTAAAAAAAGAAGAATTTGGTATTGAAAAAATGAAGCTTGATCTTTTGCCGGTTGTTGTAGATAAAAATAAACAAATAGCGGATGAATCAAAAAAAGCAGCACAATTCACAGCAAACACCGCGCAAAGTCTTTTCACGTCGGCGATAATGGGTGACAATGTTTCAGATTCTTTAAAAAGAGCAGTTGTCCAACTTGGTGTTATGGTTGCACAAGCAAAAATTTATAACGCAATAATGAATTCAGCCGGTTTATTTACCGGTGGTGGAATCATCGGAGGGATTACCAAGTTTTTATTTGGTCAATCGCCAACTCAAGCATCGCCCTCCGCAAACATTACAATTAATCAAACTTTTCAGGGCGGAATGGTAGATCATAATTTTGCAGCTAACAATTTAATTCCGGCAATCAATAAAGCGATTTCAACCGGTCAAGCTCGTATCAATCGCTAATGTTATCATTTGATACTTCACTAAGCAACGCACTTAAAAACGCGAATACAACCGCTTTTTGGGTGTTAAAACTATATTACAACGACGAAAGTAATTTTATTGGCGTTAGTGACAGACATCGCGAAGATGGTTCCGACATCTATTATGGAATTGTTGCATCGTTTGGAACACTTCGACAAAGTTTAGATTTTTTTAATTTTACAACGACAATAGGGAATCTTTCTGTTACTTTGATTAATTCAGATAATTCAATCAAAGGCGGAAGGTTTACCGATTTATTGTCAACCAATAACTTTGCTAATCGTAAATGGGAATTATTCCTAAATACAAACGAAACTTCAACGCTTGACACTTCGACACGAATGATCGCAACCGGTATAATATCCGGAGAAATAGATTTTGACCGAAATAATTGTACCTTAACGCTTTTGGATAACTCATCGAAATATCACAAACAAATACCAACAAATATTGTTGACTCATCTACATATACAAACGCCCCGGCAAACAATGTAGGCAAACCGATTCCGATGGCATATGGAGATTTTCACGAAAAAGATAATATCGGGACTATACCGATCACACATTTTGATAAATATTATAATTTTTACAAAGGCGCATTTCCCGCTATAATTACGGATATTTGGGATGTACAAGAAGCCGGATCAGAAGCTTTGGCAGATTCACAAGCATTGCACACGATGGATAATGAAAATATTTACTTTTATAAAAACGGATATTATCCAACTATAACCGGGACAATTGATGTGGCCGGCAATCCTGAAATTGAATATCGAGGTGGGACAGCTTCGGTTTTTTATCCTTTAAGTACATCAAATTTGGGTTCTGAAAGTGTTACCGGGAGCGGTGCCGTTGCAAATGAAGAAAACACAAGCGATGGTTCTTTTTCTACTTTGGCAACTTGGACAGCAAACGGAGCAACAAGCAATAACTCAGTTTCAACGATGACTTTTGCAATCCCTCAATTAAGTAAATTAGGAGAATTTGGCTCGGTCAATACTTTGGTTCGTTGGGGTACTGTTACAGATTTGAGCGGAGAAGATAACGACGTTTTTAGATTTACCGCTAATTCGGCAAATGTTGATATTGATTCAATGTCCACAAATTCAGAAGTAAAATCAAATATTGGTTCTTTATATTCAGGAAAAACAGCAGCTTGGGACTTTGAAGGTTCTATTGATTATTCTTTATTATCAGGCACAGCAAACGAATCGGCTGAAATAGTTGAATCGGGAATAGTGGTTGATTTTAATATTGAAGATATAGAAGATTTTTCAATTGTTGAAACGATTGAAGGAAGTCCAATTACCAGAACAGTTCAAACAAGATACGGAACAGAAGAAATTGTTCTTGAACCTATAAAAACAATTACAAGAACAGAAACATTATTAACGCCAAGTAATATTAATTATATTTATTATTCGGGTAAAGGTCGAAAGTATGCAGCTTATATTGATGCAGACAACAGAGGAAACGGCGAAAGCGGAGACAATGGATATGCTGAAAACGCTTTAATTGAAAATCCAATTTATATTATTGAAGATATTTTGCGGGATGAGTTAAGTATGTCATCAACTAATATAGATTTTGCAACTTTTGATACTTCAGGCAATACGACCAATGGATTGTTAGGCGATATTTACGAAGACGCAATTTCAGATATAAAATTTGCTTTTTCTCAATTCAAGTTTATGAATTCAAAAAGCTTTATTGAAAGACTTTGTAAACTTTGTTTTTCTTATGTGTTTATTGGTGGCGATGGTAAGTTTAAAATTAAAACATTAAGACGTTCGGATGATTATTCCTCAGCAGATGAAACAATTGATTATCGCGATCTTAGCAATGTAAAGATTGCTAAAACGCCACTTGATGCCGTCAAAAATTCTATACTTATAAAATATAAACACGATTACGGCGGACAACAAAACAAATCAGAAGCAACCGCAACGGATTCAACTTCGCAAGGAACGACCGTTAACGGATTTAACCAAGTTTTAAAATTGCAAATAGAAGCTAACGAAATATTAGACGACACAACCGCAACAAAACTTGCAGAAGCTTATTTACATTTATTAAAAGATAGAAAAAACAAAATTAGTTTTTCAACATCACGTCCAAGATATAATCATTTAGAAATTGGAGATATTATTAATTTTAGTAATTGGCCTTCAGAATTTAAATTATATGGTCAAACGCTTGGCGGTTCATTTGATTCAACGACAACAACTTTCGATTCAACAACGACAACCTTTGAAAATACCGCAGCCGGTTATTATATGATAACAGATATCGCCAAAAACATTAATTCAAGCAACATCGAAGCAATAAGGGTATCATAATGGCAAATATGAACATTAGAACACCAAGATTTTATCCCGACATAATTAATTTTTTAATGAGTCGTGGAACAGAACAGAACGGAAACTTTGACGTAATAACCGGAAGCAATCTGATTGGTGTTCAAACCGGATCAGAAGCCGAACTTTTTGATATGCGTCCCTTAAATAAAGTTGACTTTAACACAAGCGCAGACACCGACGGACACGTTTTAATAAATATAGATACACAAAGCACAACTACCAAGAAATCTTTTGTTGCAATATTAAATCACAATATGGCTTCGGCTGATTGCAAAATGTTAATTAAAGCAAACGACACGGAATCAAATGTTTCGGCGATTGATATGGGAAGCGCAACGGCTATGTCTAATTCTGTAAACGCGGTTAATGGGGTAATAAGTTCCAACCATATTGCGCCAAGTGCGGACGGAAGTACGATCGTAACTTTTGATGAAAGCGCATTGCGTTATTGGGGTATTCAATTTGAAGGTAATAGTAGTGGAACATTTAGCTCAACCGATCTATTCATCGGATGTATATTGTTAGGCGAAGTCTATGAAATGCCACACGCCCCGGATTTAGAGATTTCAAGATTGATTTCATTCAACAGATTAAACGACTTGCAAGAATCGCTTGGTGGACAACGATTCAGCAATTTGAACACCTTTGGAAGAACTGCAACAACAACATCAAAATCGCCTTTTACAACTGCATCAAATGGCGCAGATTCATTTGGCGGTCGTTTAATTTATGATCTTAAATTTAGTTTTTTAAATAATACGGACTTAATGCCTGATGAATACGGAACTAAAAACGCAACTGACGATTCATTTGTTGAAGATGTTTGGAACAAGACAAACGGCAACCATATTCCTTTTGTCTTTTCTATTGATAAAGATTCAGTTGGTTCAAATGCAGAATCAGAACATATCTTTGGACGTTTTGCCAATAACACCTTAGATATGCAACAAGTCGCGCCCGACATTTCAAATATATCTTTAACTATTGAGGAGGAATTCTAATGATTCAAAAATCTTT